CCATCAGCTTGAATTTCGTAAACGATGTTTTGGTCGTTGTAGAAATAAGCAACACATGAGCCTGTAGTATAGGCAGTGTTTGCAGGCCAGTAGTTCGATACGCGACGACGACCAGTAGTGTCAGTCCACTCAACGCCCGAAAACGCGCCAGACCAAGCAACTGCTGAGCCTGATGCGGGGTTGGTTGTCAGAGGGATGATCACGCCGTTCGATGCCGAATAAGCAACGGGTTGACCTTTTAAGATATTATTTGCATAACCTGAAGTAATACCGCCAGCTAACGCCTGAGCGCGATCCAATCCGGATGGGTGGTACGCAGGGCGCAAGCCAAACGGAGCATTTGTCGTAGACATAAATCTCTCCTAAATTTAGCCCGAAAATACGGGCATTTTGTTTGGTTGCCGTTCAATAGAGCCCAGCCCTTCACCTTCAACACTGATCAGCGGACGACCGTTGCTATCTCGAGCCCCTTGTACGTTTTCCATTTGAATCTTGACTTTTTCTGCTTCTTCACGAGGTAAGTCGTGATGCATATGAGTCATAACATCAACAAAAACATCCATTGGGATCTTAAACAGTAACATTTCGTTACATGATACATAGCCAACATGTTCACCTGACTTCACGCGATAATCGGCATAATCTCCGGGTAACTCTTCAGACTTAACTGGAACGTACCCTAAGCGAATCCGCTTATCGATGCTATCGTAACTGTTGGTTGTTGAAAGCCAGCAAAGGTGCCACCCGTCAATCTCGGGCAACTTGGGCAATGCTGATTGCGTCCACTCTTCGCTCCACATTTTTTTACGTTCCTGCGTCGAAATGAACTTTTCTTGTGGCGCTTCATGAGAAGACTCCCCGTTCGAGCGGTCTTGTCTTCCACTGGCGTTTAAAGATTTTTTGAGACGTGATTCCATAATGTATTCCCCTTGGTTAGCTGTTTCGGTTCTGTCTGTCATAAGCAATGAAGTTTTTAATCATCTTTGCTTTACGAACTGGGTTGTCCCAGGCACCCGCATCCTTCATGGCTTTCACCCGATCTGGTGAAAGCACAAATTGGGTTCTATTAGAACCACCGTATGCGGCTGAGGCTTCCCTTCCTGAACTTCCCACAACATTCCTTGGTCGTCTGACACTACGGGAATCGTCATCATTGTCACTATTGTACCGATGAGGTAATTCTTTTTGCAAACGGCTATCAAACTCTTCCCAATAATCACTATCGGCAGGATTCCAGCCTTGATTAGCCATGATTTCATCAACACGTTTTGCAATCTTGCTATCTGAATCACCAAGGTTTGCGTCATACCATGGATTACGTTGAATCCATTGCTGTGCTTGGCGCGCGACTTGCGGATCTTGCCTCTGTTGCGCGGGTTGTTTCAATTCACGATCGGCTTGATTGCGCAATTGCTTTAATTGACGAATTTCGTCTTGTGCAGCTTGCCAAATGGTTTGTGCTTCCACAAGACCATTACCATCTTGGTTTTGTGCAGCCTCGGCAACCTTCATTTTTGCCCAATCAAGCTTGGTCTGAGCATCATCAATTGCACGATCAACACGATGGATTTGTTGATTTTTACCTTCACGTTCGACATCATTCAAACGACGCCTAAACTCTTCGTTTTCGCGTTGTAACTGCTGTAAACGAACGTCTTTTTCTTGATTTGTCTTACGAATTAAATCTTTTTTTGCGCGACGACGATTACGTTTAGCCGCGCGCACTTCTTCATTGTCATCAGGATGGTCGTTATCACCATCTGCAGACACCTCACCACCGTCTTTGGCGCGCTCAAACCCATTTTGCTCTTCGTTTTCTTCTTCGATTAGCATGTTGTCTGGCATTTCAACTACGGCAGAGCCATCTTGCGACTCAATAACTTCTAATTCTTTATCGGTATCAGCCACGTTTAACTCCTAAGAATGTATTGAACGACAGAGGATTGTCAGTAATCTCTGAGATCAACTCGTGATCATTAAACATGGCGAATAAAACAGGGTTACCTTCTTTTTCGCCGGGTGCTAAACGCTCCCATCGATCACCACCCCATCGAGGAACACGAACATAATCACCGATTTGAGCCCAGGCACCTTCTTTCCATGGCTCCATCGTGTCACGATTACGAAATGCGAGTGGCCCGATCGCAATTAACTTGCCAACCTGGTTGTTCCACTTCTCATTTTCTTTGGTTTCTTTAACGATGTGAATGATGTCACTCACTGTGTCCGCGGTGCGTAATAGCTGCACTAAGACTCGACCACCATATGGGCGTTGACCCGGTGATACTTCAGGAAATGCCCAAGCCAATTTTTTTGGGTCGGGCATATCTGATTTGCTATCCATTACTTGAATGGGTTCTTTTGCTAAGTACTCTGACATTTAAATCTCCAACACCATATCTCAGGTGCATAAACGCGCTTTGCAGCGCAGGATTAAGTTTTACTCTCTTCCTCGTCCAACATATTGTCGATGGTGTCAAAAACAAACTGGATGCCTTGATACTCACCAACCATCCTTTGGTACGCGTCCCACGTCATAGGCGTCCCTTGTGCAAGGGCTACCTGTAACTCTGTTTGTCGAATTTTCATTCTATGAATGAGTTGTTCGATCATTTACTTTTCTTGCCAGAATGATGGGCTAAACCACCCATTTTCTTTGACTCAGAATGCTCTTTGCCGCCCTTTGCTTGCAAACTTGTACCGTCAAGCTTTGCACCTTGAGCTAAACGAGTGTGGTATTTAACGTCAATACCTTGTTGTTCTTTATCCGATGTTGCCATTTGGAGCTCCTTGTTGTGGTGCGGCAGGTGCCGCGGGGTTTACAGGTGGAACCTGTGGTTGAGCTTGAGCAATCTGCTGGATCGTCTCATGCGTTAACTTTGCATTCTCAATAGCAATTTTGGTTTGGTTATCAACCAAAGATTTTTTGGAATCCGTTTCCAATTTTGCTTGAGCCAATTGCACATCTGCTTGATCTTTCTGTGCTTTACGTTGTGTTTCAGCCTGACTTGTTTGCAATACCACTTGGGCTTCTGGTGGCATAGGTGGTGGCTGAGGCTGGCTACGTTGTTGTGCCATTTGAATAAGTTTTTGGAACGATGGTGCAAATGAACCAAAGACTTCATTCACATCCATCATTACGTGCGCGCCAACGGTCGTAAATACTTTATCAATCTCCGGCGTGTAATTCGGATTGTCGTAGTCATCAATCGGTTTGCCAGTCGCATCTTCAACGTATCCATTAGAACGGTTCAAGTACCACAACGTCATGTGTTGCTTCAAATGCTCAATCAAATTGTTCAAGTAGTTAGGATCTGCAAATGGCGATTGCCCTAAGAATGGATTCATCGCAAATTGCAAATGATCTTGAATGTGCGCAATTTGATCTTGTTGGATATATGCATACGCTGCTTGACCAATCAACATGGCAGCGTTTTCATCCGCGGACGTGCGTTGCTCTGGCGCTGGTACGTCATTCATGATGTCGTTGATGTTAGGCACCTTCATTTGCTTAAGCAATCTTGAGATGACTTTGCCCATCTTGAACTGATCAGGGAACTGTGTTGCCAACTGCAACACTGCCTGAGATTGCGCCATGCGCTGCGTCTCAGAAAAAATGTGGGGATCAGATACTGGTTCCACATCCGTGTTCTTTGCAAAGTCTTCACGCGTGACTTCTAAATTTGTCACAACGTCGTTTTTTTGCATATCGTCAAAATACCAACGATTCAAACGACAAAGAATTTTTAATACTCGAGCTTGGCTTGCATGCAGGCGCGCATGGATAGATGAATAAACTTGCGAACCCTGCTCAATTAAAGCCTGTGTGGTGCCTACAGGCGAGTTTGCCGACACGTCTGCTATCTTCTCTTCAGCAGTGGTCACAACGCTCTTTGTAGCCTTATCCAAGAAGCCTAAGAGCTCAAATAGCACTTGGCTTGGTGGATTAAAAGGCATAGGCATTGCAATCTGGCGAATATCTTGTACGCCAGGCGCGCCTTCGATCTCTACAATTTGGGTGACATCAACTTGTTGCGATTGCCCAGATATCTTTGCACCCTTGAGCTTAAGCAT